TCCCATTTCTGCTGCCCTACCAGTAAGGTAAGAGTCAACAGCATTTTTAGATAGACCTGCATCTAATAAAGATTGATACATTTCTTCTGGTATCTCTCCTTCGTTCTTATGAAACTCAGCACTAATCTTGTATGGGTCAATGTTGTTTTCTTTGAATATTTCTCCTAAAATTTCTCCATAGTTTTCATTTACAGAGTTGTAATCTACAGTTCCATCTTCTTGGTAATAATCTTCATACCCTTCTGGTACTCCTGTAGTTTCTTCTGTTGATTCAGATACTTGATCTTCTTCTGTGACAGAGCCAAGCTTACCTTCTAGTTCTTTGTAGCTGTTTGCTAAATCTTCTACAGTTTTAAACTTACCTGCATACAAACCATTCTCGTCTTTAAGACCCTCAAGGTCTTGTTGAGACATAGGTGGTGTTTCAGATACCTGTACTTGTGATGAAGTCATAGTGGTTTTCTTTTAACTATAGTGAATTGTATTGCCATGTCCAGTGACGTAATCACCCGACTTCTCTGGTACTGGGTTTTCTTCGTACTCACCTACACGACTTACGACTGCTTTTTCAGAGACAAACTTTCCGTCTTCATCTCTTTTTCTACTGGACTTCTTGGTCGGCATTAGGGGTTCCTCCTTGTTGTAATTGTTGTGCCTGTGCATCAGCTAAACCTGCTTCTGCATTTACTTTAGGGTCAAGCAAACGTGAACCTAAAGCAGCAGGTCCAAGACTTTGAATAAGCTGCTGCTGTTGTGCAGCTTCTTGCTCTGCTTGGATTTGTTCTTGTGTTTTTACTAGGTTAGCAGTATCTATACCGATACTGGTAGCAAGACGTTTGACCGCTTCATCTACATTAACGTACTGTCTCATCACATCTGGTCCTAATGCTTGAGCTACAGTACCAATAAACTCAATCAATTTGTTTCTATCATTACCTCTACCAAGACCTTGAAGTCCTGTCACGATTTTAGGTTTGACCAATTTATCAGGTAGCTTGGGAACCTTACCTTGTCTAACAAGTAAGTGCATACGTCTTCTTAGGTATGGTAATTGAAACTCCTGAGTCAAGATACTATAGATACCACCAAGACTATTCTCTAGTTCTTGTGCCATAAGATTTATTTCTGCTGCTGTTACTCTTTCCGCTTCACGTTGTACTGATCTTGCCATCAAGAAAGCAAACTCAAGTCTTTGTTCAATGCGTTGTATAGCACTAAAAGCAACACTAAAATCCCCTGCCTTACCAACTTGCATGACAGAAATATCTGCTGCTGTACCTTCTCGTATAGCTCCATTGGGTGCTTTCGCTATAGTGGCTGCTCTTGTAATACCATTTGGATTTACTAAAAATAATGTCTTGGCACTAGCAGCAGCACCTTCAATTATTGCTTGCATCAAAGACTCAAGACTAATTAAGTCTCCTCTGTATTCTTCTACATATCCTCTACCATAATCTTCTCCATCTACTCTGATAAATCTAAGAGGAATAAAGGGAGTAACATCTATCTTTGATCTACCATCTGTGTTTGGTATCTTTTCTCCTTTACATTCTTGGAACCAAAAGAAATCATCATTCATTCTTTTAATAGATGTATATATATCTAGGTCACCCTTCATCATATCTGCGTCATAGTTTTCTTTCTTTTTAATTAGCTCTAAAAACTCAAGAGGTAAAGCCTGTGGGTGTACTGTTTCTTTGATTAGTATTTCAAGTACATTACCAACTTCATCACGCTTACAAACAAACTTAGATAATGGATATACTTTGAGTCCTTTATCTGTTAGATATAACAAGACGTTACCAGATACTACAAGATGCTTGAGTGCTTCAAACATAGCAACTCTATCATTAGATATTTCTATCTGATTCATCAAAGCATTTTCTATTGTACGTAGTCCTTTATCTATCTCACTTTGTAAAGCTTCTTGTCCTTGCTTTCTTATCTCAAGATCATCTATTTCTAATTTAAAAAATGCTGTGCTTGGTGGTAGCAAAGTCATCAACAGTTTGTTTGATAAGCTGTTAACTCCTCTGCTTCCTGTTGCTTGAAAGGGTGTCTTTATCCTAGCTCTAGTACCTGATGTCTGTTCTGGTATCAAACTAGGTATGGTTAGCTTAGAAGATTCTTTTGCTTCTCTATCATAGACAGACCTGCTACTAACAAGTGCTTCATATCTACCTGCTGCTGTCGTTCCTTGTGTGGAGTATTCCATTTTATCAGTAGTTTAAATTACTGGTATTAGTACTGCCAGTAAGTAAAGGTATTTGTAAAGATGCTGTGCCTAATCGTCTTGGTGCTATAGCCTTTGTAAGTTTTCCACCTGTAACTTTGTTAGGTGTCTTCTTCATTTTCTTTCTAGCTTCAGTTGTAGTTTGAGAACCACCTATCTTAACTTTAGTAGCAGTAGGTTCTATTGCAGAATCTCTTGGTTCTGGTTCTGGTAAAGGTGGTGGGCTTGGGCTTCTGAAGCACATAGTTACTTACTTGATTTCTTTTTACTTATTCTAGCCTTTGCTAGACTTTTTGCCTTTGCTTTATTTTTAGCAAGGTTAGCTTTTTGTTGTGCAGTTTTATTACCCCCTCCACTTTTTCTTGTAAGTTTCTGCGTAGTTGTAAGGTTAGGATCTACATAAGTTCCTTCTTCTTTCTTTCTTTTTATCTTCAAAGTCTCTGTTGCTTTTGCTGTATCTTTAGGGTCATCAACTCCTGTCTGTGAACCAGTTACAGTTACAGGTCTGTTTTGATATTCACGTTGAGGTGTAGACATTCTACCTCTACCACCACCAAGACACATAGCTAGTTCTCCAATACCCTATTAGTTAACATGGTTTCTTTTTGTCTTAGTTGCTGTTCGATTAGGTAATCAACAACAGACCTCTGCCCTGAACGATACCACACTTCTCGATCTGATAGCGATAGGTCTGGGCATCTGTTAGGAAACACAGCATCTAAAGCTTGTATAAGTTCGTCAGTAATTACTGGTAAAGACACAAAAATTTAAGAGCTATTTCTATAGTATATGCTAAAGTAAACTTAACAAGGAGTGGTTACCTTGTTATTTGCAACACAAACTCCATGTGTAAAGAGTTTGTTATTTGGCAGAAAACCTCAAGGGTGTGGTTCCTCTTGGGGTTTTCTTTATGGGTTCCAAAGTTTTACTTCACCTGTATTGTAATCATAATCTCCTTCTCTTAATATCCTTGTGAGTCTTGCGTTCAAGATAGCATCAGCAATCGTATAACCTTTCTTAGTATATGTCTCCTGTACCTTAGACCATAGTGCTTCTTTAGTATCAGGTGTATTGGCTAGAGTCTTTGAAGCAGTAACCATACCCATACCTTTAATACCTAGTATTCCATCACCTGCGTCACCTGCTAGAGACATCTCGAACCAATGCCTGTCTGCTTTTTTATTAGTAATATGTTCTATCGAATCATCAGCTATAAGTTTACATGGTAGTGTTCTCATATCTTTATCAACTGAAACTATTATTGGGTCTTTGTATTTGCCATTGGTAGCAAGCAAACCTAATACGTCATCACCTTCTAAGTTTTCATAGGCTACAGTTTCATATCTTTCTTTTACTTCTTTGATAACACTCTTGAGTGCTAGTGGTTTACGTTTACCTATCCTGTTGATCTTGTACTCAGGAAATATCTCATGTCTAAATGTAGGGTAAGAAGTAAAGCACATAACTATGTCATGATTGAGTATGTCTCTTTCATCAGAGTGAAGAGTATGCTCCCAATCATTCCATCTTGTGTCTTGTTCACAGGCACAACATGAATTGTAGATCAACCAATCAGCATCAATAAGTAAAGTCATAGCTAAATAAAATCCTCATATACAACAAGCCGACCTGTCTTCTGGTCGTACAATAATTTATCTACCTCTCCTGTCATACCAGTATGTCTAGACTTCAGTACCTTTAACTGTAATCGCTGTCTCTCACTAGCTTCTCCTGTCTGGTTTCTTGATGCAGATAACACGACATCAGATAACTGAAGTAGGCTATGCGATCCTCTCAAGTCAGAGGTATCTACCTCTCTACCAGACTCATGTGATTGTCCTTGTGGTCTGCGTAAATGGCTGACCAATACAATAGCTATACCAGTTGCTTCACTTAAACTTCTAAGCTTGGTCATTATTATATCTATTGCTTTGCGTTCATTATCTAGTTCAAGTCCAGACAAGACTATGCTTATGTGATCTAGTATGACTACCTTTACTCCATCAACAGTAGCTAAGTATCTTATCTGTTCTAGCAATACATCAGGCTCAAGACTTCCGAAGTGGTTGTATAAAAAAAGATTGCGTGTTGATGTGAGGTTATCAAACGCAATCC